AGTTTCCAATTCTGTATCCAGCCCATACGGGGTAAGGGTTTCCGCGATTGACCCTGAAAAGACGCAAACATACCCGAGATTCAAAACGCTCACGGACGGTGACGACCAAAGCCGTTCGGGGGCATTGGCGGATTTGGCGGCCCGGGTGCTTGGTGTCGAGCTCATGCCGTGGCAGTTGTTGACGCTCGGTGATCAGCTGGGGCTCGGCTCTGATGGTCGCCCGGTGTTTCGGCAGTCAGTGGTGTCGGTCGCGCGCCAGAACGGCAAGTCGACTGCCCTGAAAGCATTGGTGCTGTACTGGCTGATCGAGATGCCGCGTATCCGGGGCCAACAGCAAACAGTGCTGACCACGGCGCACCGTCTTGATCTTGCGGCCGAGTTGTTCAACCAGTTGGCTCCCCTGCTGGTGGCACAGTTCCAAGCCAAGGTGATCTACAGCTACGGGCGGCAACCTGTTGAGCTTCCGGCTGTCGGGGACTATCCGGGTGCCCGCTGGTTGGTGCGCGCGGCGACACCGTCGGCTGGTCACGGCCTCAGCTGTGATCTTGTGGTGGTGGATGAGCTGTGGGGTTGTTCGGCTGACAGCGTTGAGGGCGGCCTGATCCCGACGATGCGAGCCCGGCGCGACCCGCTGCTGTCGTGCTGGTCAACGGCTGGGACGGAGTCCGAGTCCGACGTGTTCAAGCGTTTGCGTGAACGGGCCATGGGCGAGATCGACATGGGTATCAGATCGCGTCTGTACTTCTGCGAATACTCGCCGCCGTCCAACATCGACCCGCTCAGCTTGGAGGCCGCCATCTGGGCAAACCCAGCGCGAGGCTTCATGCTGGAGGACGAAACAATCGTGGAAGAACTGAAGCAGCCCAACAAGGAGGAGGTGCTGCGGACGGTGTGCAACCTGTGGGTTCAGTCCCACCGGGCATGGCTTGACGCAGGCATGTTCGAGTCGTTGCGGGCCGACATCAAGCTGCCCGCCGAGGGCGGTGTGCTTGCCGTTGAGGCCTCATCCCACGACGACAGGTTCGTCGGTGTCCGAGCCGTGGAGGTGGGCGACAAGGTGCACGTCACCGTTGAGTTCATCGTGTCCACGCTGGCTGATCTCTGGCAGTCGGTACGCGAATCCCAGAAAGCCCACAAGGGGCAAACCCTCGCTATCGGGGCCAGCCTTGACGTGCACCTGTCCCCCGAGCTCAAAGGCCGGGCCGTGCTGGTCGGTATGCGGGAGCTCCAGAAGTGGACGGTCATTGTCCGCTCCATGGTTACCTCGGGGCAGGTGCTGCACACCGGGGAGCAGCTGCTGATCGAGCAGGTTTCCCGGGCGGTGGCCGTCAAGCACCAAGGGCACCTGTCGTTGTCGTCGGCTCGAAGCCCCGGCGACATCTCACTGTGCCGCGCGTTTGTGTGGGCCGTCGCACAGGCAGGCAAACCCAAGACGCAAACCCGCGCCGCGTACGCGTTCGCAGACTGAGGCTCTCGTTCTCTATCTGCTGACGGGTCGTTGCAAATGCAACAAGGCTGTGTCAGACTCCACGCGTGGCACTATTCGCGCGCAAGCAGACGGGGGCGTTCGGAGCTGAACCGATACGCGCCGCAGCTGGCATGTCAGCGCAAACCGCGGCCATCAACGCCACGATCGGCTACACGTCGGACTACTCCCGGCAGCAGGCCATCCAGAACAACACCATCAGCCGCGCCCGCGACCTGATCGTGTCGATGGTGTCGGGCCTGCCGATCAACCAGTACAGCCTTCAGTGGATGGGCGAGGAGTACGAGGAGGTGGCCATCCCCGGGGAGACGTGGATGTCCCGCCCCGACCCGTACGTCACCCGCCAGTTCATCCTCGCGTGGACGACGGATGATCTTTACTTCCACGGCAAGAGCGTCTGGTATGTGACTTCCCGGTCAAAGACCACGGGTTTCCCGCTGTCGTTCCAGTGGATCCCGATGGCCGACATCCAAGCGCTCGACATGTCCACCGACATCTGGCCGCGCCCCTCAACACAGCTCACCTACAACGGCATCGAGCTGGACATGGCCAACGTGATCCAGTTCCTGTCCCCCATCCAAGGCTTGCTGTATGCCGGGTGGCGCGAGCTTGAAATCGCCAACAGGCTCGACACCGCAGCCATGCGGTTTGCGTCCAACGAGATCACGGCCGGATACCTTCAGCAGACACCGGGCTCGGAGCCGATGGACGCAGAGGATCTTTCAGACCTTGCCGCCGCATGGTCGAGCGCTCGACGCAGGAACGCTATCGGCGCACTGAACTCTGCTGTCGAGTGGAAAGAGTTCCAGTCTGACCCATCCAAGCTGCAGCTGGTCGAGGCCCGCCGCCACGCCATGTCCACGCTTGCAAACCTTGCGAACGTCCCGCAGTACCTCGTCGGTGCGGACACCGGCTCCGGCATGACATACCAGAACGCCGTCGAGTCGCAGAAGCAGCTGTACTACTACGGCGCAAAGCCTTACATTGACTGCCTCAGCCAGCGCCTCTCAATGGATGACATCCTGCCGCGCGGCCGTTTCTGCCGGGTTGACGTGTCCGAGTTCATCCGTGAACCCGACACCATGATCGACCCGCGAACAGGGCAGGAGTCCGACACGTCCGACATGGAAAGGCAGCCCGCATGAAGCTCCAGTTCAGTAATTCGTCCGTCACCCTTGACGCAGCCGCAGGCGACGCAGAGCCGAGGATCTCCGGCATTGCGGCCCCCTATGGTGTCGACGCTGAAGTGTCCACGGGGCAGCGCGTCCGCATAGCGGCGGGTGCCCTCCCCATTGACGGCAAGATGCCCCGCCTGATCGTCGAGCACGACACCAGCCGCGTTGTCGGCGTGGTCGACATGCGTGAGGAAACCGATGCCGGGATGTTGTTCTCGGCCAAGATCGCGGACACGGCCGAGGGCCGTGACCTCGTGGCGCTGCTCAAGATGGGCGCGCTCGACTCAGTCTCAGTCGGTCTGTCCGTGACGGACTACGAGATGGACGGCAAGACCATGCTGGTCAAAGCCGCCAGCTGGGAGGAGCTTTCGGTGGTGTATGCCCCGGCGTTCCCCCAAGCGCAAATCACCCAGATCGCCGCCTCCAACCCGGAGGATGACGAACCCCAACCCGACACAGAGGAGAACCAAGTGTCCGACAACAACACCCCGGTCGAGGCAGCTGCTGCCGAGGCCATCCCGACCCAGCCCATCTACGCGGCCGTCGCCAAGCCCGCCCGCCTTCCCTCTGCTGCCGAGTACATCGCTGGCATCCTGAAGGGCGGCGAGGCAGCCGAGGCAGTCCGCAAGCAGGTGCAGGCAGCCGCCCCCTCGGTGACCACCGCTGACGACCCGGGCCTCCTGCCCGAGCCGCTGCTGGCCCCCGTCTACAACAACTTCATCGGCCGCCGCCCCGTGGTCGACGCAGTCGGTGTCCGCGCAATGCCCGCCGAGGGCGCAGTGTTCCGCGTCCCGTACGTCCAGACCCACAACTCGGTCGGCCAGCAGGCATCCGAGCTCGGCACCCTCACCGCGTCGCTGTACGCCGTGTCCAGCTTCGACATCACCAAGCTGACGTTCGGTGGCTACTCGAACGTGTCTGAGCAGATCATCTCGTGGAGCTCGCCCGAAATCATCGGCAGCATGCTCGACGACATGTCCCGCGTGTACGCCTACGAGACGGACAACTACGCCGCCGACCAGCTCCTCGCGGGCTGCACCCAGAGCGCCGTCCTGACCGACCCGACCTCCCCGGCCGAGTGGGTGTCCGACATCTACGACGCGGCTGTGACGATCATCAACAACAGCTACGGCAACGTCCCGACCCACCTGTTCCTCAGCCCCAACATGTTCGCCAGTCTCGGCAAGCTGGTGGACACGACGGGCAGGCCGCTTCTGGCCCCGACCATGCCGATGAACGCGTTCGGCTCGCAGACCCCCGGCGGCCTCGCAGCCAACGGCTCGGCGTTCGGCCTCACCGTCGTCGTCGACCGCGGCTTCGCAGCCGACACCGTCATCGTCGGTGACCCGTCCGGCTACCAGATCTGGGAGCAGCAGAAGGGCGCGATCAGCATCGACAGCCCGTCGACGCTCAGCCGCACGATCGCCTTCCGTGGCTACTTCGCCACCAAGATGGTCGACGCAACCAAGTTCGTCAAGCTCACCTGATCTGACGACAGAGGCGTAGAGGAGTCTGGAGCATGGCAGTTTTCACCGTGACCAACAGCCGCCGGGTGGATAACACCGTGGCGCTCCAGACCCTCACGCCCACTGACATCGGAGTTGGCCAGTCCATCACGGTCGCCGGAGTCGGTGCCACCTTCAACGGCACCTTCACCGTCATCAGCACCGAACCCTACGAGCTCGTCGCAGTGAACGAGTTCGGGGAGCTGGTGTTCGAGCCGTCCGTCCTCAAACTCAACCAGCTGATCTACGAGCTGGCCGGGGATGACTCGGAGTACACGGCAGCGGACGGCACCATCACATGGACGCAAACCTGCACATGGATCACCAACCAGAACGTGTTGGACTGGCTCGGTATCAGCCCGGCCACGGCCAACGACACAGCGTTCGTAACGGTATGCACGGATGCCGCGAACGCCCTTGCGTACCGTCGGAGGAAGTCCGCTGGCTACGGCCAAGACTCCCTCACGACGGTGCCAAGCGGGGACGTGAAGCTCGGCACCATCATGTATGCCGGGAACCTGTACAGGATGCGCGGCTCGGTCGACTTCCAGACGTTCGAAGCGTACTCCAGCGGGAGCCAGCCCATCTCCGCTATGGGCGAGATCCTCAGGCTGTGGGGCTGCAACAGGGCACAGGTCGCATGACGTGGGCCGCACTAATGACGCTCGGGAACGGCTCTGCGCGGAGCTCACAGCGGCGGGTATCACCGTCTGCGAAGACTCCCGCAACGCCCGCCCCGGTGTCGTCGTCGTCGAGCCCCCAGTGCTCACCCGCTCCACATTCGGAGGGGCAGGCACCCAGCTCATCTGCGAGTTCACGCTGTACGCGACAGCGCCGCCACCCGGAAACCTTGACGCGCTCAAGGCCCAGCTGGAGTTGGTGGACGCTGTGATCAACGTTGTTCCCGCCACGGCCGCCCAGCCCACCGAGTACGTCGTCGGGTCGCAATCCCTCCCGGCGTACTCGATCACCGTCCAATACCCCGCCTACTAGGAGAACTTATGGCCACCTACAAAGTCCTCGCGGACAACATCTCGGGCAAGCAGCCCGGGGACACGATCACCGACGACGAGCTCGTCGGGGCAAACATCGAGGCGCTCATCGAATCTGGGCACCTCGCCAAGACCACCAACAACAAGAAAGCAGAGGACTGATCATGGCTATCTTCGTGATGAAGAACGCGTCGGTCACCATCAACAGCGTCGACCTGAGCAGCTACTGCTCGTCGGTCGCCGTCGACTACAACGTGGACGCAGTGCCCGCAGACGTGATGGGCACCGCCTACCACGTCTTCCAGCCGGGGCTCGAAAACTCCACCGTCACCGTCACCCTCAATCAGGACTTCGCAGCCACCAAGACGGAGGCCACCATCTTCCCGCTGGTCGGCACCACCACAACCGTTCTGGTCAAGGCCGAGTCCGGCGCAGTGTCGGCCACCAACCCGAGCTACACCTGCACCGGGTTCCTCGCCTCCAGCCAGCCCGTCAACGGGGCCGTGGGCGACCTCGCCTCCATGCAGCTGGTGTTCACGGGCCGCGTCGTCAAGGCAACGACCTGATCCATGTTCCTGTTGCACATCACCACCGTGCGGGCTGATGGCTCACAAGACACAGTCGAGCTGAGCATGGCATCCCAGCTGGAGTTCGAGGCCATGGAAACCATGAGCCTCATCGACGCGCTGGACAACCGGGTAAGCCAGAAGATCCTTGCCCGGTTGTCATGGCTCGCCAGCAAACAGAACGGCATCGTTGTCCCGGCCTCCCTCGATGAGTACGCAAAGACCATCAAGAGCGTCGGGTACAAGGTGGAAACAATCCCTTTTGGAGAAGCGGCATCCACGCCGTCTTCGCCGCCCTCATCCTCCGAGGCATCCCCTACACAGAGCTCATAGCAATGCCGCCGACGCTAGTGGCAACGCTGGCGCAAGCATTACAGGAAAGGCAGCAATGACAGTCCCCAAGTCCTCAGTCAAGGTTGTGGGCTTGGAGCAGGCGCTGCGTGACCTACGCAAAGTGGAGCCTGCCTATGTTGCCGAGTTCCGTAAGCGCGCCCGCGCAAACGCTAACGAGGCGGTGCAGGCCATCAAGGTCGAGTTCGATCACACGGCCCGAGGCTGGAGCAACAGCAACTACCCGCTCACCGGGATGCGGCGCGGCTCCCTCATCAAGGGCCGAGACGTCCGCTGGAACAAGCAGAAAGCCCGGCGCAACATCAAGTTCAAGCTCGGCGGCCCCCGCAAGTCATCCCGCCAAGGCAAAGTATTTCGGATGTTCTCAATCATCCAGTCCGACCCGGCTGGCGCTATCTACGACATGGCAGGCAAGGACGGCGGGGCATACAACCCAGAAAAGCAGTTCGAGGAAAACCTGCTGGCCAAGGACGCGCCACACCGCAAGGCCCAACCCAACCGTCCCGGCAAGGGGCCGTCGCGCTACATGTGGCCCGGCGCATGGTTCTACCTCCCGCAACTGGAAGACAGGATGCTCGACCTAGTGCACGACCTAGAACGTAAGATCAACAAGCAACTAGTCAAAAGGCCGCGCCGATGAGCATCATCCTCCCCATCCTCACCGAGTACGCAGGCAAAGGCGTACAGGCGGCCATCGGTGACCTCAAGAAACTCGGCAAGCAGCAGCTGGCGAGCGCTGTTTCTGCCGGGGCGCTGGTGGACGTGGCCCGCCGCTCAATCCAAGCAGCAAACGAGGACGCAAAGTCGCAGCGGCTGTTGGCTAACACGCTGAAGAACACGGCGTTTGCGCGTGAGGCTGACATTGCGGCCGTGGAAAAGAACTTGCAGGCGTTGCAGTACAGCGCGGCCGTGGCCGACGACGAGCTGCGCCCGGCGCTGTCAACCCTGCTGCGGGTAACCAAGGATTCAACCGAGGCGCAGAAGCTGCTCAACGTGGCGCTCGACATCAGCGCCGCCACAGGCCGCGATCTCGGCAACGTGTCAGTCAGCCTGAGCCGCGCCTACCAAGGCAACGTCGGGGCGCTGCGCCGCCTCGGGCTCGCCGTCTCCGACGGGGCCGTCGCCAACAAAGACTTCCAACAGGCGCTTGACGAGATCATCCCGGTAGTCGAGGGCTCCGCCAAGGCCGCCGCCGCTGGCGCGGACGGAGGCTGGAAGAAGCTCGGCATTGCCGTGGGCGACCTGTCCGAGATCCTCGGCACCGAGCTGAACAACCAGCTGGGCGGTGCGGTCGGGGCGCTCGGCAAGGCAACCGCCGCAGCCAACGAGTCCGGCGACAGCCAGAGCTTCCTCGGAGCCGCAGTCAAGGCCACAATCAGCAGCCTTGTCTCAGCCATTGTCCCGTTTGCAAACTTCAACCGAGGAATGCGCGACAGCAAGGACAACGCCAAGGACGCAGCCAAGGAGGTCGGCACCCTCGGGGACCGCATCAAGCAGCTCGACCAGCAGGACATCCGAACGTTCCAGAGCAATCAGAAAGCGGCCGCGCAGGCCGCCTACGCCGCCCGCATGAAGGCCGCCAAGGAGGCTGCGGAGAAGCTCGCCAAGGCGAACAAGGAGCGTCTGGCGACCGCCTTGCAGACCGCTAAGGAGAAGCTGGACGATCTCATCAAGTCCTCGGACGATTACAGGGACAGCCTCCGTGATCAGCTGTACGGCACCGTCAGCCTCGCGGACGCAGTGTCGCGCGCAAACGACACGGAGTCGGCATACAACGATGCGCTGCAGGAACGCAAGGAAGCGTACGAGGAGCTCGCCAAGCTGCAGACGGTGGTGTTCGACGCGGCCACCGGGCGCACCACAGTGGCCAACGCCGAGGATCTTGCGGACGCGCTGGAGCGGGTACGCAAAGCCGAGGAAGGCGTGGTCACCGCCCAAGGCCAGCGCATCAACTACACTGCCGCGTTCCGCGAACAGATCAACGCAGCCAAAGAGTTTGCCACCAGCCTGCAAACACTCATTGGGCAGGGGCTCACGTCGGTCGGGTTACAGCAGCTCATCAACCTCGGCCCGGTTGCGGGGGCGCAGGTCGCCAAGGACATCCTGTCCGGCTCGGCTGGCTTGTCCGTCTCGGATCTGAACCTCACCGGGTTGCAGGCCGCCGCCACCGGCGTCGGCGCAGCTGCCGCCAGCCAGCAGTTCGGCGCTGACATCACCGCCGCACAGAACCAAGTGGGCGCTGTCACCTACGCAAACGACATCAAGATCACTGTCACCTCAGCCGACCCCGACAAGGTGGTCGAGGCGCTCGTCAAGTGGTCGCGGAAGAACGGCAAACTGCCCGCCGCAATCAAGGTCAGCTAATGGCCACCCGCCCCACCATCACCGTCAAGTTTCGGCAGCCGGGCAGTAGCACTACCCAGACATTCACTGCAAACATCACCAGCGGGTGCAGTTGGAACTGGGGCAGGCAACGCATCACCGACACGTTCCAAGGCAATTCCTGTCAGGTTTACGGTATCAAGCCCAGCACCGTGACAACGTGGCCAGAGATTGGGGCATCGGTCAGCGTCGTGGTCACCGACCGCACGAGCTCCTTGACGGCCAGTTTCGTGGGAACCCTCGCCGACGTAGAGATTCAGTACGGCATCATCGCCAGCCTCGATACGTTCACCATGACTGTTGAGTCGCCACTGTCCCGCGGCGGCCGAGAGATTGCAACCCTGACCACCACGGCCGCACAGTCGACCTACAACATGGCCGAAAAAATCAACGACCTGACAACCATGAACGTCGGCCCCGGCTTTGTCACGTCAGGCTTTTATGCCTGCACCACCACAACGCAAACAATAGAGCAAAGCATTACCGATCACGTCAACTTGTGGCAGCGCACCGAGCAGGGCCGCGTCATCGAGTTCGGTGACACAACAGACCCGGACATCACCACGATGGGAGCGGTGCTGGTCGGCAGCCGCCTGCCCATCAGCGACAACACGTTCTTCTTTGGCGACAGCAACCCGGCCCACATCAAATACAACCAGCTCATCTTCCAATCGCTTGCAGACAATTACTCCACCAAAGTGTTGGTCAACGCCGCAGGGTTTGCACAACAGTCGGACGGCACCGGCTCCTACGTTTACGAGATTGACACCATCAACGGCTCGGCTACTGAAGCCGACAATTTGGCCGGGTACATCAAAGCGCAGCTGGACATCAACCAGCGCACCCCCACCTCGATTCGCTTTGACGGTGCCACCACCAACAGCGTGGATCTCTGCGACTTCAGCAACCACGGCCGGGGCGGTTCGATTGCGTTCCGCGGCACGACGTACAGCGTCTATCTGCAGGGCGGCTCGTTCTCCGCAAACGCAAGCAACTGGGACGGCGAGCTCTATGTCTCATCGGCTGCGTACTTGCCTTTCCTCACACTCAACAGCAGTGTCTATGGCATCATCGGCACAAACAAGTTAGGATTCTGACATGGCCATAAAGACGTTCACGACGGGTGAGGTGTTGACTGCGTCTGACACGAACACGTATTTGGCGAACGCGGGCCTTGTGTACGTCACGTCGACGACTATCGGCACGGCAGTGTCAAGCGTGACGGTTAGCAACTGTTTCACTGCAACCTATGACACATACCGAATAGTCGTAAGCGGGCAAGGTTCGGCTAGCAACAACGAAAACGGCATTTTGACTCTGAACGGTGGGACGACAGAGTATTACGGCGGCTTGATTTATGGGCTTGCAGGAGGCACAGCCCCGTTGCTTGCGGCACACAACAACACAGCCAATTTTCCTTACGCTTTCTATTCCTCAATCGTTTCAGGTGTTGTAGCAACTATTGAGATTCATAACCCGTACGTTGCCGATTACACGATGGTGCAGTCAACGTATTGGAACACCGGCGGTTTTGGGACTTTCACGGGCGTACGCGGTGCAAACACGCAACACACGGGCTTCACCCTTGCGCCCACTACTGGCACATTTACAGGCAACACGATTACCGTGTACGGCTACAGGAAGGCATGACATGGAACCGCTGACGGGCACATTCCACGACGCGCTCACGGGCGAGACCGTCACCCGCGAACTCACCGCCGAAGAAATCGCCGCCCTGCCCGAACCCACCGAACCGCTCGGCTCGGAGTGAACACGCGGTGGGTGATCCCCGCCGCAACCGTGACGCTGGCACTCTGGTGGCCCGGGCAAGCACACGCCATCGGCTGGACATGCTGGGAATCCAACACCGTCAACTGGCAGCTCACCCAACCAGACGACGATTACAACGCAGGGCTGCGCCCTAGCTGGACGGATTGTCTGGCATGGAAGGATGGCGACCCCGGCCCCGGCTACCAGTGGTCTTACGGCCCATCAGTTGCCACCACAACCACCTCAACCTCAACGTCGACGACATCCACCACGGTGCCCGAGACAACCACCACCAGCTCGACGACAAGCACCACGTCAACCGTGCCCGCCACAACCACAACCGAACCTCAAGCAACAACCTCGACCACCACCACAAGCACCACGATCCCGCCCACGGTGCCCAGCGTCGCGCCCACGACGACCTACCAGCCGACAACAAGCACCAGCCAGCCGAGCACCACGCAACCAACCGCAAGCACCAACCAAACGTCAACTTCCTCATCCACTGTTCCCCTCCCGGTAGAAACCGTGCCGACAGTAACCGACACCACCGTCGTGCTTGCGGATACCCGAGACGCGCAAGCAGCCAAAGTCATCGGTGCACAGCTGGCCCCCGGTGTCACCCCACGTCAAGCCCAAACCGTGCTGATAACCACCATCGCAACCCAAGCGGTTGCCGCAGCACAAACACGGAGACGCAAGTGAAAGACGAACTCAAAGCCCTACCCATGACCCTGCTCGGGTCGTGGTATGTCATCATCACCCTCGGCGGGTCAACGAAAACCGCCGCAATCACAGGCACCGCCATCGGCCTTGCCCTACACTTCACCTTGACAGCCCTACTGAAGGACAACGACAAGTGAACCTCTCGATCATCAAAGACGTGGTCGGGCGCATGATTGCCCTGTTCCTCACCTCCGCTGCGGGTGTCGTGACAGGAGCCGCCGCGCTCGCCCCCGAACTCAGCATCGCCAAGAGCTGCGCCATAGCAGGCGTGTCAGCCTGCATCGTGGTGCTCCAGAAGCTCGCCGCAGCCAGCCTCGACGGCAACCTCTCCAAGGAAGACGTGGACAACGCGTTCGGCATCAAGCCGGAGTCCCGCAAGTGATCACCTCAGCGCAGTACGCCGTCACCGACGCACCCGTCAAGATCGCGTCCTCCCCGGTCGGTGTCCGCGTGGTGCACGTCGCCCCCATCGGCAACACCACCGTCTACCTCGGCGGCACCAACGCCGTCACGTCGAGCACCGGGTACGGCCTGAACAAGTCCCTCGGGGAACACGACATCAACCTCGGCCCCGGTGACGAGATCTGGGCTGTCTGCTCAACGGGGCAGACCGAGACTGTCACCATCCTCGTAGCGGGTAACTGATGCCCCGCAAGTACCCGTACTACCCGGCGTGGGACGGCAAGAAGGCAAGCCCGCTGATCCTGAAGTGCGCAGAGCTGTCGATGCGGCGCTGGAAGGGCACCAACAACCTCGGCACCTATGTGAACCGGGACATGCGCGGCAAGCCCGGCCAGAAGTCGGTGCATGCCACGGGGTTCGCACTAGACCTCTCATTTACCGATGAGGCGCAGGCCCGCGAAATCTGGGACTTTTACGTCAACAACAGTCTGGCCCTGAACGTTGCGGAGGTGCACTGGTACACGTTCGGCAAGTTCGGGGCCGGGTACCGCTGCTCCCGTGGGGAAGGCAAGACGGGCGTGAAGGTGTACCAGAACGCCGAGGAGTCCGCAGGTTCGGGCGGCAAATGGCTGCACATCGAGGTGGTCGACATGGACGTGGCCGAGTGGGAGCAGCGGTTTCGCGCCCTCAAGCCCAGAGACGCGTAGATACTGCTTGGAACCAGCTGCGCGAGGTGGGTAGGGGCTAATTCCTCCGGCCCCTATCCACCACCAAGCCTCACGCTTGCATTAGGTTGCCCGTGTCGACCAAGCGACAAGGAGAAACCATGACCACATTTGACGATCTGCCCCTGTTTAGGGCAGCCGACCCGGCAACAAGCCGCGCAGGGGCGGGCGACGTACGCCTACGCCTCGGCTCCCAGCAAGCACAGCTGCTGGCCGCCTACGCCGAAAACCCCAACGGCCTCACCGACGAGCAGGCAGGGTACGCCACCGGGCTGGCGCACAACCGCAGCTGCTGCTACTGGAAGCGCTGCTCAGAGCTGCGCCACAAAGGCTTCCTGCGCGACACCGGGCGCGTCCTCGAAGCATCGTCCGGCAGCCTTCAGATGGTCTGCGAGATCACCAAGGCCGGGCTGGCCGAGTGGGACAGGCTCCGCATGGAGCAGGCACGGAAGGCCGCCAAGTGAATCCCGCCGAGTTCTGGTTCATCAGCATCCTCATGTTTGCGGGTGGCTATCTGACATGCAAGTGGCTCGGATGATTCCCATCTGGGGCTACACCGTCCTAAGGTCGGACGACAAGAAAACAATGGTTCAGATCTTCACCGATCTGGAAACAGGCTCGATCCTTCACGCACAAGTGTGCACCCGGCCCAAGCCGTGGGGAGCGTGGGAGCCGCCTACCGAAGTAGAGAGAGTTGATTAGACGCATTATGTGCCTAACCGCTGGAATCGCCCTATTGGCCCCTGTGAGCCCCGTGGAGGCCCGCTGGGAGCCTGTGCTGGGCCGAGACACCATGGAACGTCTGGCGGCCTGTGAGACGGGAGCCAACCTCGGGCACGTCACCCGCTCGTATGTTTCTGCGTGGGGCTTTGCCAAGACCACTTGGCGATTGTTCAGCGACACCCCGGTGCACCGCGTCAAGCACCTCAGCTGGGAACAGCAGGCCCGCGTTGTCGACCGGGCTTTCTGGTTCGGCCACACCAAGCGCAACGGCAAACACAACGGGGCCGTGGGGCCATTTGGCCACGGGTGCTTCAAGTACCACTACGCCAAGGATGCAAACCTGCGCGCACGGGTGTGCAATAATCGTAAACAACAAGTCCGGCGCTGGTGTCGGTAACAACGGCTGGAGGAAACAATGCCGAGAGAAAAGAAATACACGAAGACCATTGCGTTCCGCGTGACCGCAGAAGAATACGAACTGATTCAGCGTGTTATCAACGTGGGAGCACCGATTGGGGAGTTTCCGTCTGCCGTGCCGCGCAAGCCGACGGATGTGATTCGCGCATGGATCAACCCCAAGCTGCAGTACCAGCGTCAGGCCGTCATCGAGGAGGCCAAGCGTGAGGAAGCCCGCGCTAAGCGCGCCGCCAAGAAAGCCGCCGCCAATGCAAACGCCTGACACGCTCGCCAAGCTGGCCGCCCGGCTTCAGCACTACGCCGCCATGTCAGACACGTTCGGCCCTACCGAGGAAGGCCACGTCATGCGCCTAGCCGCAGCCGTCATCACCGAGCTGGAAACCACGTTGACCCAGCAGCTGCAGTCCCTCGAAGCCGAGCTGGATCGCATCACACGGGAGCGCGCAAACCTGTGCTAGAGAACTACGAACCCGTAGCCAGCCGCATACAACGCTTCTACGAGGCGCACCCGAACGGCGCTATCCACTGCGAGATCGTGCACGACGACGGCACCCGCGTGGTCATCAAGGCAACCGTCTGGCGGGATCTTGCAGACCCGCGCCCGGCGGCCGTGGACTACGCCGAGGAGATGCTGACCGAGCGGGGCGTAAACGCCACCAGCCGGATCGAGAACTGCGCGACGTCCGCTGCGGGCCGGGCGATCTCCATCGCAGCGCTGGGGCTTGCCCCGTCTGACTGGACGAAGAAACCGTCCCGTGAGGAGATGGCCAAGGTTGAGCGCAGCGCAAGCACCAGTGGCACACCGTTCACCGGCACCAAGACAATTACCAACAAGATGAAGGGCAAATGCATCCACTGCGGCGGCAGCGTTGACATCGGGGAAGGTATTGCTACGAACAACGGGTCGGGCTGGAAAACGTCACACATCGAGGGACAGTGCCCGCAGGAGGCGTTCTAATGTACGAGATCCTGTTGTTCGCATTCCACACGCTCGCAGTGTTTGCGTTGGGCGCATGGTTCGGGAGGGTCAATGCCCGATAGAAACACAACACAAGACCACGTCGAGGACTTGATGACGGAACTGGTACGCACACGCGAAGCCATCCGCACGTTGCACAAAGCCAATGAGGAGCTGCGCGTCAAGCTTGCCATTGCACAGGCCGAAATAGATGGCTACGTCAAGCGCCACGATGCCGACCGCCGTATCATCACCGAGCTTGGGGAGCGTATGCGGAGACTGGCCTACGGCCGTGGGTGAGCGGGTGCCGGACGCATCCGAGCGCCTGTTCCAGCAGGCAGTCATGCAGGTTGCCAGCATGAACCAATGGCTCGCGCACCACGGCGAACCCGGACGCTACGGCCACAACACGTTCACTAGCGGCCTACCCGGATTCCCCGACCTCACGCTCATCTCAGAGCGCAACGACGGCATCATCTACGCCGAGCTCAAGACGCAAGCAGGGCGACTGTCTGATCGCCAGAAACACGTCCTCGCCCAGCTTCACGCAAACGGCGCTGAAGTGTATGTGTGGCGACCATCCGACATGGACTTCATTGTCGAGCGACTTGGCAGGTGGCGCAAACGGTGATACAACACCGCCCCACAACTGATCACATGCATGGCCTCGTACCGGATTGCACGGTGCAGGTGAAACACACGGAGACGTGGGTAGAGCGGGCTATGCCCGTGCAGCGTACGAACGACACAAACGCGACTGGTGACTGTCCGCAACCTACGAACATCTGGCCACCACGGAGACATACCGAAAGCGCGAGGGGGACAGGTGCCCAGACTCTAAGTCGACACCGAGGCGCAAGCCCCCCGGGGGGCGCAGCGCAATGGGGGGATGCCCCTACGATCACAACAGGAGACACACAATGAACACACCGCGCAACAGCCAAGCCCGCAACCACAGCAGCTTCAAACGCATCCGCAAACAACTCCTCGAACACGACAACACCTGCAACATCTGCGGCAACGAAGGCAACACCATCGACCACATCCGGCCCGTCGACACATTCGCAAACCCACTCGATGCCAACACGCTCGACAACTGCCGCGTCCTCTGCCGCAGCTGCAACTCACGCCTCGGGGCCCGCTACGTCAACGCCAAGACCGCCGGACGCCTCAACCCGAGCGCAGAGAGTGAGCAAACCTTTTTGGATGACAATCGCTTCCTGTC